TGGAGGACTTGTATGGGGGAGTGAAGGCCATTACGGGTATCCCAACTTCGGAAACCGCAAAAACGTAGGCGGTGCGTTCCTTCGCTATTATAGGCGTAAGGAAATTGGCACTGTCGACGTCGGCAGTATTCGTGGTGGGAGTGCCTACAGCAACTGGGTTTATACCGGTTCTGTTGCAGGCTCCGTTGAGTCCCTCGGGGTCCATCAACAACAAGATGGATCCGCTTGGGGGGCTACAGCCTTTAGTAAAATGAAGCCCGATAAGCCTAACATGCAAGCTCTTAACGCTATTTATGAGTTAAGAGAAGTGCCTGAAATGCTTCGGCAAAGGTTTCACGGTTCCGGATTGCACGAGATAGGTGATTATTATCTCGCGCTACAATTCGGCTGGAAACCGCTTCTAACTGATATCCGAAATTTCGTATTAACGCATATTAATGCGCAACGAAAATTGGAACAGTTACTACGTGATGAAGGCAAAACCGTTCGACATAGGATTTCCCTTGTCGATTCTACGACTCCGCTCGTTTTTCAAGACGCTGTTTTCAACGGCTTGAGCGCCGGCCTTGTTACTCAATTTTACAAGGACGGTGGGCGTATTCGTAAGACCCAGAATTCTAGTAGCAAAGTTTGGGCTTCCGCCCGCTTTCGTTACTGGCTTCCTGGGGGTCCGCGGGACGTAAATTGGACACGGAATATGAAGGCTCGAATCTTTGGATTTAAGCCAACACCTTCAGTGATCTATAACGCGATCCCATGGTCATGGTTAGTTGATTGGTTCTCGAATCTCGGGGATGTCATTGACAACCTCGATACTTCGATCGTCGATCGACTAGCGGCGGATTACTTCTATGTTATGCGTCAAGAGGAACTTATAAACGAGCAAACTGCTACGTGTACGTTCTTCGATGCTATCACAGGAGGTCCGATTACCGTGACTGCCACATCTCGCTACGTATCTGGGTGTAAATCCAGATTAGTAGGAGATCCTTTTGGCTTTGCGACTCCACAGAATTCACTCAGTGGAGTCCAACTATCGATTCTGGGTGCCCTAGGGTTATCCAAACTTCGGTAGCATTACCGAGTGTACACGGAATGTACACGTGTAAAGCGTAAAAGTAAGGAGCTTCTAGTGCTTGCTGATCCTCAAAGTGTTACCGTCAATGCCGTTGCTATTCCGTTGCCGCGAACCCAACAGGGTCCCACGGTTAACGTGTATACATCGGCTGATGGTAAAACCCTCATGACGACTAAGCAGAACATTACGTCTGCTCGGTTTCGTCGTGAAGTCCGACTGGCTCAAACGAAAATCGCCGCAGATCCTATCTCGGCGGTTAACAAAGAGTCAGGCTTCAGTGTGTATCTCGTCATTGACGAGCCACGCTCTGGAGTTTTCTCGGATGCGGAGATCGGCTACGTGATCGATGCCTTGAAGACTTGGCTTTCATCGGCCAATTACAACAAGGTACTCGGCGGTGAGTTCTGAGTCTCTAATGCGCGATTTTGGCATCACAACTTGGGATGTCATTATCGTTAGCATTGAGTTCATATTACTCATCGTTCTCATTAGCTTCACGCTCCTGAGATTCGCGTAGAACCGACAGTTGTCGGAGTAAAGCCTAGACGGTCCTGTTTCCACCATATTAATGGAGGTTACAGTGAAAAGACCGACCAAGCTCGTCCAAGCCATTCTGAGACAACTCAGTTTGGACTTAGACTTGTCCGTAGAACGCGATCTGCAACGTATCGCAGATCGTTGTGAACACGAGGGGCTCTCGTTTTTAACGATTACCCTTCCTCAACTTTCTGATGCTCTCGAAAGAGGCTTAGAAGCTGGGACGTTCACATGCCCTAGTAATTTTGCTAGGCATGGAAGTCTCCCCCGTTTTATGGGAGGTTTCTTCAAACGTGTGTTCAATAAGGATGGTAAGCTACATACCGAACCCTGTCCGTATACCATCGCTGGTATACGGCAAGTTTGTCGCTTCTTTAAGAAGCTTAAACTTGAGTGTAGTCCGAAGCGTAATGCTGAAGCTATACGACATTTCGGTGATGTAGAAGGCGAACTCCGCCAGATGACCTCTCAAGTTGAGAGAAAGGATAATATCCTTGACAAAATATCTGGAATCCTATGGTCTCAGGTCTTTCCTGAGCCTAGTTACCTTGATTTTGTTTGTCATCACGGTCCTGGTGTCACTGCAGATCGTTATCTCTCTAACGAGAGGTATCGTATCCGCAAGTGGAACACCAGATCGGAGCTCACTTTCCCTTCCGATCTCCACTGCTTCCCCAATTACGGAGTCGCAGCAGAGGCCGGAGGTAAAAGGGAGAGTGATGTATGCGCAGAAGGATTAGATTACTTGGATATACGGGATGAACTTCCCGTCCGAGTAGTCTTTGTCCCAAAGACGCAGACATCGCCACGAGTCATTGCGATCGAGCCTTCACATATGCAGTATATGCAGCAATCCATTAAGGATTATGTATATACGATATTGGAGAATCATCCGCTGACTAGACATTCTATTCGCTTTACGCGACAGGATGTCAATCAGAGACTCGCTTACCAAGCAAGTAAAGATAGACGACTAGCTACGCTAGACCTGAAAGATGCGTCCGATCGAGTGCATTTGCACTTAGTTCAGCGCATTTTTAAGACCTCAGGGCTCCTCGAATACCTCGAGGATGCTCGTTCTTTACATGCTGAGTTGCCCAACGGTACGAACATGGTATTGTTTAAGTATGCTTCTATGGGAAGTGCTTTATGCTTTCCCGTAGAGGCAATGGTGTTTTACACCCTTATTCAATCAGCCATGCACATACTCGATGGGAGGCGTCCGAGTTCTCGATCAATACGCCGTTATGGCAAATCGATCGATATCTATGGTGACGATATTATCGTTCCCGTAGAATACGCGGACTTTGTCGTAAATTACCTTGAAAGCTATGCTTTAAAGGTAAACGTCAACAAGTCGTTTAAGGCGTCTGCCTTTCGCGAATCTTGTGGTGCGGATTTCTATGCAGGCGTACCGGTTAATCCCGTGTACGCTCGTATGGTACCGCATGACGATTTACGACGCTGGGAAGCAGATACGGTTATGTCTTGGAACGCTACCGCCGATCTCTTTTATCAGAGAGGTCAATGGATAGTCGCCCAAGAAATCCGTGATCTACTTCATCGAGTGGTGAAACGTACCATCCCTAGAGCAAGAAAACCTGGCTCTGGGCTATTCCACTTGAGTTTCCTTTTTGATACTCATTGTCATTATGACTCTGAGCTTCATAATTGGAGACAAAAGAGAATAGTTTTCAGTCCAGTCAAAAGAAAGGACCGAATTGATGGAGACGAAATCGCCTGCCTCAACAAATGGGGCATTACTACTCACCGACGCCGAAGTCTCGGAGACCGAGGTACTCATGGTTCCTTCACACGTAAACCTTCTTGGGTATACGTCGGAGGATCCTCAGTACAATCGATTCGAGACAATTCAGCTCGACTGGGAAGTAAAAGCCCAGAGGTTGACGCATCCGTCTGCGACAGCAGGGTATGCGGTCTTCAAGACAGACTGTCTGTCCATCGGAATTCCTCCGGTGAACTTTCAGACCTGGTTGAGGACAGCAACACTGTATGTGCAGCAGGAACTGATGAAGGAATCCCACCATCTACAGGGAGCTTCGGCTCATTTGTAGAAGAATGGTGGCCAGCTCCATTAGATCATCTCACTGACGATCAAGTGGAATTGGATTTCCTCACCAGTACGAAGCGCGGCGGCTTCAAGTCGAAACGCCGATGGGTC